TTTAAGCAAGTTAATAAAACGTAAGCCTCTTTTGAGCACTTACGAATATTATATATTAAACTTTTGTAAAGGTCAATCTATTTTTTTAGTATATGAAACAACGGCTTCCAGTAGATTTGTAATTCTATAGAGTTCTTTATCAGTGCCGCTCAGAATAGAAGGAACTATTGCTTGTAATTGTCCAGCAGCTTGTTGCGCTGTGATTTCTTTGTTTCGAGCCTGTTCTATTACAACTTTGAAGAAGGGATAAAACTTTTTCAAATAACTATCTTTCTCAATGTCTATCAAAAGATAGTCGAGCCATGGGAGCCGTACAGCCATAAAATATTAAACTTCTTTTTTCTTCTTACCAATATTGTACTTAGCAATTAATTGCCATTCATTTTTATCTTTAAATGCGATAATCTTGATTTGTGACAATGGTGCACGTGGTTCTTTGATAGAATCTGGATTTACAACTTTGATTAAACCCCATTCTTCCAATAGATTAATAATTGCATTGCGGCGAGCCAAGTCATTTTCAACAATGCTTGATGGCTTACCGTCTAGTGCAAATAGTTCTTTAAAGTGCACAATGTAATACTTGCCTTGCTTATGTAAAATGTGGCAAGACTGATAAAGAACGTTTTCTTTCTTTGCTGCAACGCCGATGCGAGTAAGAGTTTCGCGGACTTTTAGGAAGTCATCTTTTTCGGCAAGAGTAACCTCAATTAAATTATCAACGCTCATGTCATTCACCTATATCTGTTTTTTTTCTTATAATTTCAATTTGTTTATCAGTTAATAATTTAAGTGCTTCTCTTGCATGTCTAGTAGAATAGCCAAAAAATAACTTAACTGCTTCCAAATCATTCGTATCAGAGGCTTTGTGCCATTTAGTAAATGGTCTTTTCTTTCCTCTAACACTATTTATAAGATAGTCGTATTGCGCTTTCTTGTGCAAATGATATGACATATTCATTCTATTTGCTTGCATTATAGTATCTGGATGATGAGATAGAGCTTTGTTTACAACAAAAGGTTGATAATCTTTAGCCGAGTCATCGTCCGTAATCACTAAAACTTTAGTCTGAAGAATGCTCGGGATTATTTCTTTAAATAAATCAGGCATTGACACACTCAATCATAAATTCAGTTAAGAAAGCCAAAAGATTGATTTCCTGATCTGCACAGAATGCGGCTTGGTATTGATACTTCGCCAATAACATTACAGCAGCTGGGATAGAATCTTTCTTCAAGACTTCGTATAGATTATCGTAGATCTCGCGATAGATTAAATTAGGATCATTATCGGAGTTGTTAGAAACCCACTTACGGACTTCGTTGAAGTTTTTATCTTTGATCCAACCAAGCAAATCTTTAATCTTAAGATTAGCGTCAGCTGAAAGAATACCAACATCAATCTTTCCAAAAGAAGAATAACGCTGAAGTTCATTCAAGACTCGGCGATAATCTGGGAAGTGTTTGGTTATAACCTCAGCCAAAACTTTAGGATCAAATTCAACTTTTTCGTTTTTAAGAACTGTATCGATGCGCTTCATAAAAGCAGAAGCCATCTTTGCCTTTTCACCGTTCTGTAATCTAAAGTCAATTACAGTACAACGACTATGCAATGGAGCGATGATTCTGTTTTTGTAATTACAAGTAAAGATAAATGAACAATTACTTGCAAACTCTTCGATAACTCCACGGAAAGCTGGCTGAGTAGAATTAGGATTTAGATAATCAGCCTCATCGATAATAACAACCTTGCGACCACCCATTAAAGAAACTGATGAGGCATATCCTTTAATCTTTGTTCTAAGAACATCAATACCTGATTCATCTGATCCGTTGATCATAATATAATCAGCACCAACCTCTTCACACATTGCTCGCGCAACGGTAGTCTTACCGACACCTGCAGTGCCAGAAAGAATCATATTGGGGATTTCTTTTTTGTTTACATATTCCTGAAACGGTTTCTTTAGACGATCAGGAAGAACACATTCATCAATTGTCTTTGGACGGTATTTTTCGCACCAGAGGACATTCACATCATCTATCATAATATCTCCACTTCAATTTGTTTTGCTTCTTCAATTTTAAAAGCAAACGTATCACTATTAACACGAAAAGCGATCGGTCCACCAAATGGGGCTTTTGCTATTACTCGAATTTCTTGACCACAAGCGCAACCAAAATCTCCGAATCTTACATTGTCACATTTGGTGATGATCGCAGTTCTATTTACAGGTAATTGGTCAAGCGTCATTTACGGCTGTTTTTCAAATACAGTTTCGTAAGTTTCCTCAAATTCCTCATGCTCAGCACGAACTTCAGCAAGATTGCGTTTGTGATATGCTTTAGCTAACTTACGAGCAATCTTAGGCGGAAGCTCATATTGATCTTTAAGATCATTGAAGATTTCTTTTACTAAATCTTTCTCAGCAGAAACGCGAGTGTAAGATGCACTGATCTCGTCAAACTTACCTTTGATTTCTTTTAACTGTGTTGGGGAATAACTCTGAATCATACGTTCACCTCATATTTACCAAATACTTTTAACATATCATCATCTAATGATCTTCGATCGCACTTTACGAGAGTTCCCCATTCACTACGATCAAAAAGATCTTTACCCTTCTTTATACTTTCTTGAATATGATCAAGACTTTTATATTGCTCATCATTATATTCTTGATGGGCAAAGTTTTCAATCTTGTATCTAATTGTCTCAGGCTGACCCCAATATGTCAAGTGCCAACCAGAATCATTTATCACTAAGAGATCTTTATCTGTTCTGCGATCTCTAACAAATTGAGGCATCATTTCTTTAACTAATCTATTCTTAGCTAATTGAGTACCACGCCACCAGATAGAATTAAATTGATTGAAGTTATAATAGAACATTCTTTGCTGAAAAGAAAACCTCTCAGTTGTTCCATATTGCTTGTCAGTGGTTATAATTTTCAGTATTGAGACCAGTTTCTTTTTATCTGGGATCTCATCAACATCACCAATCATAACCCAAGCATCATCTGGACAATCATTCAAACCCTCAAGCATATAATTGCGTTGAGCGTTCTCATGAATCCAAGCATTAGGTGTAGAAGTATTCATGTTCTTATAAACAACATTAACAATCTTATCCATATACTTTTTATATCTGGCTTGATTTTGTTTGAAGTATAAAGGTTTAGGTTTGCATGTATGTGATCGGTTGGATTCTACAATCACGAACCGATCGACTACATCATACAAATACTCTAAACGTCCTTCAAGAATATCAAACTCATTGAAGAACATAAAAGAATCAATAATCATTGATTACTTCCCGAATTTAGAAGAACCTTTCTCAATAGCAATCCAGTAAGATACGTTCTTAGATTCATTTGTAAACTTACTGACACCAGATGAAGAGATTTCAACTTTATATGCACCTGGAAGAATCTTCAAGTTTTCAACTTTAAAGACGGCTTGGAAAGCTGTATCAGATTCACCATTGACTTTAACAGAAGCGTCGTCAACGATTTCACCTTTAACATCCATAGCTAGAATGTTAATATCTTCACCCTCACCATTGCACTTAACAACGATGTTTGGTGCTTTAAGAATTGAGGCGGTGCTAAAAATCCAGTTTTGAATTTCAGAAGTAAAATCTAAACTTACATCTACAGAAGGAAGTTCAATGCTCTTCTTTGGTGGTGCGAGAATATGACTAATATCGCTGTAACGAATTCTAATCTTACCAACAGAAGTGAAAGAAAGATATTCTTTCTCAAAAGAAATATCGGGAGAAGATTTATTGCTAGAAACAACGCTCAAGAGTTTATGTAAATCATAAATTCCAAACTCATTTGGGAATGATTCCTCAACGGTTGCTTCAGCTAGAACTGCCTTGTTTTCAGAAACAGTTCTTAAAACATTTCCAGGTCTAATAACAATCCCTTGATTTAGGGAAGCAAAGTTTTTCAAAACATTCAAAGTATTTTCACTCAATTTCATCCTAATTCTCCATTATCAAACGAAACAATATTATATACCAATTCAATCATAAAAGCAAATTAACTTTATCTTGTAAGTCATTCAAAGTTTTATTGTTTTCAATAACAATATCTATCTCTTGACCAATCCAAGCCCATTCGCTATAATGTACATCTGGGTAAGCAGTACTCATCATTTCTGAATTATCTCTAGCAGTCAAATACCATTCAGGCAGTGGTCCACGGCGAACCCATACAATCTTACCACCAGCTTCGCGAATGCGTTGTATTTCATTAGGGAATCTTACATCAGCGAGAACATAATTTTTATCTGGTTGCATTCTACGCAAAGCTGTAAAGATCCACAAGTCAGGATGAAATACATCTCGACCTGCTTCAGTTCCCATCAGTTGGAGTGCCATTCTTGGTGAGAACTCTTTACCGAATTTCTCTGACCAGAATTTATCAGGTTTTTCGCGCCATTCTCTA